TTTGATGCGATTATGTCTGGTGCTTTAGTTCATGATGGTTCACCATCAATGGCCAGACACCTTGATAACTGTATTCTCAAGATAGATAATCGAGGCGCTCGCATCACTAAAGACTTCCGTCAGCCAAAACTAAAAGTGGACAATGCTATTGCCCTAATGATGGCTTATGACCGCGCAAGCGGTAGAATGGAAGAACAGGTTGTTCCGCAATTTTTCGCATAGGCAGGGCTAATGGCTTCCATTTTTGATTTCTTTAGAAAAGAAGATAGAGCAATTTCTTTTCAAACCGTATGGGGTGCTGGTGCTGACCTTGACATTGTGAACGCTTCAGGTGTGAACATCAACCAAAACACAGCCTTTGAAGTGGTTGCTTTCTGGTCAGCGGTTAGCCTAATCAGCGACACAATCGCAACCTTGCCAGTAGATTCTTTCATTCGCCAAGACGGAACACGCCGCCCATACCGCCCACGCCCAGCCTGGGTAGACCAGCCTGATGTGGACATGACCCGACAGGCTCACTATCAGCAAGTGCTTGTTAGCTTGTTAGTAAATGGAAACTCATACACTCGCGTTTTCCGCAACGGTAATGGTGATGTTGTAAACCTTGTAGTCCTTGACCCAGCAACTGTTCAGGTGCGCCGTTCAGCCATTGGTCGCAAGATTTTCATTGTAGATGGTGAAGAAAAGACTTTGGACTCAGAGTCAATCATTCACATCACAGACCTTATTCAGCCAGGTTCACTAACAGGCCTTAGCCGAGTAGAGCGCCTAAAGGAAGCACTTGGTCTTTCTAGCGCAATGCAAACTTTCGCCTCACGCTTCTTTGGTGCAGGTGCAACAACTCAGGGCATTATCGAGTTCCCTGGCAACCTAACACCTGAGCAAGCCAAGAACTTGCGTGATGGTTTTGATTCAGCACACCGAGGTTTCCGTAGAGCGCACAAGACTGGTGTTCTTTCTGGTGGCGCAACTTACAAGCAGACAACTGTTCCTAACGATGCTGCTCAGTTCCTAGAGTCACGCCGTTTCTCAGTTGAGGAAATCGCTCGTGCGTTCAACATTCCTCTAAGCATGATGGGTGTTCCAGGTGCGGCAAGTTACGCGTCAGTCGAAATGAACGCTATACAATTCGTGACCCACACGCTTAGGCCATACATTGAGAAACTTGAGTGGGCTTATTCTCGCTTGCTACCAGTTGAGGCTTTCCTAGCTTTCAACACTAACGGCCTACTTCGCGGTGACTTCAACTCACGCATCTCGGCTTACGCAACAGGCTTGCAGTCTGGCTTTATGTCTGTGAACGATGTTCGCAAACTTGAGGACATGAGTCCTGCCGAGGGTGGAGATCAATACCGCGTTCCACTAGCCAACATTGCCCTAACCGATACTGGACTAGTTGCAGAGAACGAAAAGACCAACATGGTCAAGGCTCTCATTCAGGTTGGTTTCGACCCAGAAGCAACACTCAAGGCATTTGGCTTGCCAGTCATTCCGCACACAGGCGTTCCAAGCACACAACTTCAGGCCGTCAATACTATTGACCCTGTAAATCCAGACACAGTTTACGGAGTCTAAATGATAAACCCAGGAACTTACAACATCACCTGCCCACAGGGTGCAACTTGGGATAAGACTTTCACCGTAACTGTCGGTGGGTCGGCTTTGAATCTAACTGGTTACACAGCGGCTATGCAGGTGCGAGAATCAGCAGATGCTTCATCAGCCCTTATCAGTTTGACTCAGGCTTCAGGAATTACTTTGGGTGGAACCGCTGGAACTATCGGTGTTGTTATCAGTTCAACCGCCTCAGCCGCTATTGCTGCTGGTTCTTACTCTTATGACTTAGAGCTAAACTCTGGAAGCACAATTACTCGCTTGCTAGAAGGTTCTTTCAATGTGACAGGTAATGTGACCCGATGAGCGATGTTGTAGTTTCCCTTGTTGAATCTACTACCACCGTCACCGTCACAGACCAAGATGTTGCAGTAGCAATCACCGAATCGCCTGTTGTTGTAACAACTGGCACTTCAGGCCCTCAAGGTATCAAAGGTGATGCTGGCCCTGCCAATACGCTAACTGTTGGAACTGTTACAAAGGCTACGGATGACACCGCTACTGTCACTATTACTGGCGATGCTCCAAGTCAAACTATTAGTTTTGTTTTGCCTCGCGGTCTGCAAGGTATTCAAGGTATCAAAGGTGACACAGGCGCAACAGGTGCAACTGGTGCAACAGGCGCAACAGGCCCACAAGGTATTCAGGGTGAAACTGGCGCTAAAGGTGATACTGGAGCCGCTGGTGCGACAGGTCCTCAAGGCGAAACTGGTCCTGTCGGTGCTACTGGTGCAACAGGTATTGAATGGCGTGGCACTTGGTCTGGTGACATTGACTATGTAAACAATGATGCTGTTTACTACAACAACTCTTCTTGGTTCGCTTCAGGTGACCCTACTCAGGGTGAAGCACCTGCTTTAGATGCAACTCACTGGTTTCCTCTTGCGATTCAAGGTGCGACAGGAGCCACTGGACCACAGGGTATCCAAGGTGTTCGTGGTATTGAAGGCCAGCGCGGTGAGCAAGGTGTCAAGGGTGATACTGGACTAACTGGCGCGACAGGCGCGACAGGTGCAACTGGAGCTACTGGTCCTCAAGGGGATCAAGGTATTCAGGGTGAACAAGGTATTCAGGGCGAGCAAGGTATTCAGGGAATCCAAGGCATCAAGGGGGATAAGGGAGATACTGGCGATACAGGACCTCAAGGTGCAACTGGAGCAACAGGCTTAACTGGTGCGACTGGCCCAACTGGTGCGACAGGTGCTACTGGTGCTGGTGTTGTCGCTGGGGGAACTGCTGGACAAGTTCTTAGCAAGGTAGATGGAACAGATTACAACACAACCTGGACAACCCTAAGCGGAATCACAATGAATGGCACAGCCATTGCTCTCGGTGGAACAGTCACAATTTATGCGGTGTTAGGCTAAAGAATGTCAATTTTACAAAAAGTCTATGATGTTGGAACTACTCCAGTTACGGTAGTCGCGCCAACTGCTGACTATGTAAAGTATGTGCTAAAAAACACACAGCCTAAAAATGTGGATGAATATGCTCGCGATGGTTATATGTTTATCGTTGGCCAACAGTTCACAATCACCGCTGGTGGCACAGCCAACTTTTCAATAGCCACAGGTGCAACAGGCGCACAACTAGATTTCTACTCAATAATTTCAGACACCGCAACCGTTCTATCCAGCCTTGTTGAAGGTGCAACAGTCACAACAACAGGTGATCCAATTCCTGCCTATAACCTAAACCGCAATAAGTCAGATTCACATAATTCGGTTCTAAAAGCAGCAACTTCTATAACTGGTGGAACTGTAGTTAGCCAAGAATTTACAACTGCCTCTATTCACGCTGGCGGTGCAGTATCAAGCACAAAGGTTCACACTCTAAAGCCAAATGCCACCTATGGTATGCGCTTTGTAAATCAAGGCAACCAGACAACTAATGTTTTCTTCCAACTAGGTTTTTCAGAACACTACAACGGTTACAACAACATCTGGCTAGAAACAGTAAATGATTCTTTCGTGCTTAGGCCAAATGAGGAAATCCTTATGGAACTATTGCCTAACGCCACTATAAACGCAACTTCGCTAATAAACAGCAACAAGCTCTCAGTCATGAGGCAGAAATAGGATAGGAAAAGATGCCTTATTACATTGCTAAAGATAGAGAAGGATGCTCAGGTTGGGCAGTTATTGACCAAGATGGTGCAGAGTTTGGTTGTCATACAACAAAGCAATCTGCCATAGATCAAGCCGTTGCCATTAGCCTTTCTACTGAAGAAGAATTCTTGGGCGAGCGTTCAATTCGAGCAATCAATCAAGAAGCACCTGCTTACATGAGGGTAGCCGCAAGGCGTGGGCTGGAATACTATGCCGAGGGTCTAGGTGGCGATGGCCTAGTTGAACGCACTATCCGAGAAGCCAGAGAGATGGCAGATGGCAACATTAGCGATGACAAGTGGATTCGTATTGCTGCTTGGATTGCTCGCCACCTCGGGGATTTAGATTCACCAGATGCAGACCCAGCCTCAGACAAGTATCCGAGTGCCGGTGTTGTTGCACACCTACTTTGGGGTTCAGGCCCATCAAAGCGAGCCGCCGAAAGAACCCTAGCCTATGCTGAATCAGTTGTTGCTAGAATTAGAGCAGATGAAGAAAGTCAAAGAATGAACACTAACCGCGCATTGCCAGATGAACTAACTGTTGGCGATACTGTCGCTTGGGTTATCCAGACCACCGAGATTGAATCTTATGCTGGTGTTGTTTCAGACATTATGGATACCGATGCTCATGTTGCTATCTGGGATGAAGAAGATGGTATCTGGACACCTGAAGGCATCACCGCTGTTGTGCCAATCGCTGACCTAAAGAAAATCAACCCTCTTGTTAGCGAGCCAGAAATGGAAGAAACCCCAGACCCTTCTATGCCAGCAGACATTCCAGATGTTCCTTTCCAAGTGCAATCACGCGACAAGTGGATTAGAGCTGCTTGGTCTATCAAGGCAAAACTAGAGGGTGCTTCAGATGAGGCTCGCGCTCTAGGCAAGAATGAAACTCGCACTCAGCACATTGAATTACGCGCTGAAGGTGACGGTATGACTTTTGAAGGCTATGCCTCGGTATTCAACCAGCCAAGCGAACCGCTACCTTTTACTGAAATTGTAAAGCCTGGTGCTTTCAAGCGTTCACTCCAGTCACGCAACCGAATGATGTTGCTTTGGAATCACGATACTTCTAACCCTTTAGCCTCAACTCGCAACGGATCACTCCAACTAGTAGAAGATGATTTTGGTCTAAAGGTAAGAGCAACATTACCCCAGACAACTCTCGGAAAAGACATAGCCGAGCTTGTGAGGTCACAGGTCATTGATAGTATGTCCTTTGGTTTTTCTGTCAAGAAAGATTCTTGGTCTAAAGATGGCCAGACTCGCTACCTAGAAGATGTAACTCTTTTCGAAGTGAGCCTTGTCAGCACTCCGGCATATAGTCAGACCGCTGGAACAGTATCAGTTCGCTCAGGAGATAGCATCTCAGCCGATACTCTAGCCGAGGCATTGTTCAAGGTTGAAAATGGTGAAGAACTAGACCCAGCCGAGGGCGCTGTTGTTGCCGAGGTTATCTCACGCCTAACCAAGACTGAAGAAGTTCAAGAAGTCGAAGGTGACATTCTGGCTCTAAAGCAGAAAAAACTGGCTCTACTAATGATGGGAATCTAATGCCAACCAAAGATGAAATTGCCGTAGCAATCAAGGTAGTAAAAGAAGTATCTGGTGATCCTACAACCGGCGCAATCAAAGAACTGCTAGACTTGCTAAACGCTCCTGCCAAAGAAGCCAAGAGCTTCACTCCAGTTGCTGAAACACGCATAGCAGGAGTGACTGAAACTCGCTAATACCTTTCGAGCGAGATAAGACCCCCGACTGACCCCCTTTCCAGTCGGGGGTTCTCTCATTCTGTTTACACATACCTTGTAGAATTGATACAGGTTCTGAGTTTGCTCGGCCTCTCGTCTGCTCTGAGTTTGCTCGGCAGAAATCAATAATCCAATCCAATCAAAGGAAAAACTATGTCAGAGTTCATTAAGAACCAGGCAGAAGTTCGCAACAACCTAGTTGCTCAGATGCGTGAAGTTATTGACTTCGCTGAGGCTGAGAAGCGCGGACTTTCGTCAGAAGAACTACAGAAGATTGATCGCCTAGAGGCAGACATCGCTCAGCGCGATGCTTCAATCGAAACAGCAAAGCGTGTAGAAGAGCGCGCAGCTCAGGCTTCTGAGGCTGCTACTTCTTTCGCACCAACTACCACCGCTTCAACTTCAGATGCAGACTTGCTTCGCGCAATCGCTTCTGGTGAGATTCGTGGCCACGAGTTCGCTCGCGAAGTTCGTGCAGCACTTGTTCCATCTGCTAACACAGTAGGTCAGTCTTTCTACAACCGCGTATTTGAGATTGCACAGCTAGTTGGCCCAATGCTTCAGACTTCTGAGGTATTCAACACTGCTTCAGGTGAAACCCTTGTTATCCCAACCGTAACTGCAACCTCAACTTCAGGTTCAGTTGCAGCAGGTTCAGCAATTTCAGAGTCAAACCCAACCTTCTCAAGCATCTCACTAGGTGCAGAGAAGTATGGTGCTTTGGTATCTGTTGCTTCAGAACTTGTATCAGATGCAGGTTTCGACATCACAGGTTACATCGCTCAGGAACTAGGAACCTCTCTAGGTCTACAGACCAACTCAGTTCTAACCGCTAAGTTGGTTGCTGCTGCTGGTTCAGTAGTAACTGGTGGAACCGGTGTTGCTGGTGCTGCTACATACGAGAACCTAGTAGACCTTGTATACGGTATCGCTGATGGCGCTCGTGTGCTTCCAGGCCTAGGCTTCCAGATGTCAAAGACTGGTATCGCTGCTGCTCGTAAACTAAAGGATGGCAACGGTTCATACATCTGGCTAGACAACGCTGTAAACGGCCAGCCAGCACAGCTTCTTGGATACTCTGTATACGAGAACCCTGCTGTTCCTGCTGTTGCAACTGGTGCTAAGTCAGTTCTATTCGGTCACCTACCTTCATTCAAGGTTCGTGTTGCTGGTGGAGTTCGCGTAGACCAGTCTGCTGATTACGCTTTCAACACAGATGTTGTGACTTACCGTGGTCTAACCCGTATTGACGGTGGCTTGACTCACGCAACTCACATCGGTTACTTCAAGGGTGGCGCTAGCTAAACCTTGATTCAAACTGGATTCCCCTCAGAGTGCGTAGGCTCTGGGGGGTTTCCTTTTCTGCTAGTCTTTTCGTATGTCAAAACCTACGCAAAAACTAAAGGGAACTGTAACCGTCTGGTCTAACTCACCAGGCGAAGCAACTGGCTACGGCCAGCAAGCAGAGTATCTTGTAAACCGCCTAAAGCGTGACGGTGCGAATGTTGCCGCCTCATCGAACTATGGCGCTGAAGGTTCACTAAAAACTCACAAAACACCTTATGGTGAAATCCCTGTTTACCCTCGCGGACTTGACCCTTACTCTAATGATGTGGCACCAATGCACCACGCTCATTGGAAATCTAAAAACGCTAACCAGCCTGACACTCTTATCACGCTCTACGATGTGTGGGTGCTAAAGGGCAAGGCTTGGGATAACATCAATATTGGTTCTTGGGTTCCTATGGATCACGCTGGGATTACCCCAGGTGTTGAGGCTTGGATTCGCAAAGACAATGTGACACCTATTGCTATGGCTCCTAATGGTAAACGCCTTATGGAAGCCAAGGGTATTGAGTGCGAGTATGTGCCTCATGGTATTGACACCAAGATTTTCAAACCCACTGCCAACATTCAAGGGATGCCTGTTCGTGAGTTCATGGGCCTAACTGATGAGTTTGTTGTGGGGATGAACGCGGCCAACAAATCCAGCGGTCTAATCCACCGAAAAAGTTTTTCAGAGAATTTACTCGGCTTCGCTATCTTCCGCGAACGCCACCCTGACGCGGTGCTTTACTTACACACAGAGCCTTTGGGTGCGGCTGGTGGCTGGAATCTTATTGCCATGCTTCAAGCTTTTGGTATTCCTAAAGAGGCTGTGATGTTCCCACCTATGGTGGATTACAAGTATGGGATGAGCCAACAGGATTTGGCTGCTCTTTATTCGGCTATGGATGTTTTGCTTGCGCCTGGAATGGGTGAGGGTTTTGGCCTTCCAACTGTTGAGGCTCAGGCTTGTGGCACTAGGGTTATTGGTTCTAACTGGGCGGCTACACCTGATTTAGTGGCTGAGGATTCTTGGCTTGTTGAGGGTCAGCCTATGTGGGATGCAGGGCAAAACGCTATCTGGACAACTCCTCTTATTCCTTCTATTGTCAATGCTTTAGAACTTGCTTATCAGGCTGAGCGCGGCCCTAGCAAAATTGCTATGGACTTTGCTAAGCAGTTTGATGTGGATACTGTGTGGGATAAATATTGGATGCCAGTTCTAAAGAAACTTCTAAAGTGATTCCTGTTCTGGGATTTTGCACTCTAAAGAGATTTGACCTTGCTGATCGCCTTCTTCGTTCTGTGGATTATCCTGTGGAACATCTCGTGGTGGTTGATAATTCGGGAACTCAGTCTTGGAACCCTGTCAAACCTGATTTGGTGCGGAATATGTGGGTTATTCGTGTGCCTTTTGGTCTTGGACTTGTTGGTGCTTGGAATCTGATTATCAAGTCCACGCCTTATGCGCCTTACTGGGTGTTGGTAAATGATGATGCTCACTTTGAACCAGGGGCTTTGGAAATTGTCGCTGGTGAGGTGGATACTGAAGCTTTGAACTTTCTTGATATCGTGCCTCAATGGTCGGCTGTTGTTTTCGGTGAGGGAATGATTGACAAGGTTGGTCTTTATGATGAGCGGTTCTATCCGCTTTACTTTGATGATAATGACCTTGAGCGCCGAGTAGATAAGGCTGGTGTGCCTAAGAAAATTATTGAGGCTAAGGTTCATCACGATAACTCAAGCACTCTAAAGTCTGGGTTCGCTGAGAAGAACGCTGTCACTTATGACCGCAACGCAAAACTATTTGGCCAGAAATCAAATGAACAAGATTACAGTCAGGGTGAGTGGTCGCTGGCAGTAAGAAGGGCTAACCGATGGGACTAAGGGTTTACACAGGCGGATCGTTTGACCTTTTTCATTCAGGCCATGTGCGCTTCCTAGAGCGTTGTAAAGAACTGGCTGGGCAAGATGGTGAAGTTGTTGTGTCACTAAATACAGATGAATTTATCAAGGCATACAAAGGAAAAGGATTGGTGATGTCTTATGCCGAAAGAAAAACTGTCATCGAGGGATGTCGCTGGGTTGATAGGGTTGTCGCTAATGTGGGTGGGGCTGATAGCACTATTGCTATTGACTATGTTCAGCCTGACTTGATTGTTATTGGCTCTGACTGGGCTAGGCGTGATTATTACGCTCAGATGCAGTTTGACCAAGACTGGCTTGATGAGCGTGGTATAGGCCTTTGCTACATTCCTTATACTCAGGGTATTAGCTCGACAGATATCAAAACTCGGTTGCGGTTCGAGCGGTAGAATTGTGTTATGAGTATCTCGCAAGGCTATGCCACATTAGCAGAAGTTAAGGCTGCACTCCGCATCCAGGATTCGATTGATGATTCCCTGTTGGAGATGGCTATTGAGTCGGCTTCTCGACTGGTTGATGCTTACTGTGCGCGTTCTTTCTACAATGCTGGAACAGCCTCACGCTACTTTGTTGCTGACAATGACTTCCTAACCAACATTGATGATGCAGTCACAATTACTGAGGTTGCAACTGACACTTCTGCTGATGGAACTTATGATGTTGTGTGGCAAGCAGATGACTACCAACTAGAGCCTCTAAATGGGCGCGTAGACGGCCTTGTATGGCCTTACAACGCCATTAGAGCCATTGGTGACTACACCTTCCCAATCTGGGGTGGCGAGGCTCTTGTAAAGGTCACAGCAACTTGGGGTTTCTCAGCAGTTCCAACCGCCATCAAGCAAGCGACAATCATTCAGGCCAGCCGAATCTTCAAGCGCCTAGACTCACCGCTTGGTGTTCTTAGCTCACCAGACCTCGGCTTTATTCGTGTCGGTTCTCGCCTTGACCCAGATGTTTCTCAACTGGTGGATTCTTACAGGATTGTGAAGTTCGCATAGTGGCTTCGATTACCGCTATTCGCTCAGGTCTGGCAACTAACCTGGCAACTATTACAGGTCTACGCTCTGGAGCAACAATCCCAGACAATGTAAACCCACCGTATGCGATTATCGCGCCTTCATCTGTGGACTATCACCGAGCGTTTAACAACGCCCTTTCAACTTACAACTACACGATTACTTTGGTCGTTGGCCGAGTATCAGAGCGCACCGCTCAAAACAATCTTGATGCCTACTGTTCCCCAACTGGTAGCAGTAGCATTAGGGTAGCGATTGAATCAGACAAGACCCTTGGTGGTATTGTCTACGATACAATAGTTACAGGCATGAGAAACTACGGCTCGGTCACCATCGGCGAGAATACTTATCTTGCCGCTGAATTCGATATCGCTGTGCAAGCAGACTAAACAAAAGGAAAATCACAATGGCAAAAACTGTTGTAACTAGCCGTTATGTGTCAATCGGCACAGCGGATGTATCATCAGCCCTTTCAGGTGC